GCGAACTCTCCAGGTAATTGTCAAAGGTGGTCAGTGGTCGTGTGCTGTTTTCTCTCCTGAGACTGGCCAGTACATCCGCGAGTGGCTTGCATATAGACGCGCTAAACCTGATGTTAAAACCGTCTTCGTCTCAACCCGATCCGGTCGACAACTAACTCGCGGTGGTCTCCGAATCATTATAAATAACTGGGGATCATCCATAGGTATTACTTTATCTCCTCATGATCTCCGCCGCTCGTTTGCCACACTTGCAACCATCTTCGGCGCCCCCTCCAGGATCGTCCAGGTCGCCGGCCGTTGGTCCGATATCTCCATGGTCGAGCACTATACCCAGGACCTTGACCAGGTTGCCATCACACCCTACCTGCCAGTCTCGAGGTTGATCAGATAATGGATATCCTGCCCATGGTCCGTGCCTTGAAAGGTTGCCCAATCTCCTGCCTGCTGATCATGATCATCGTTCACCAGCCTGTCAGCGCCGAGTACCTCGCGGCAGCCACCGGCTACACCGACAAGCCGGTTGCCCTGGCTCTCAGGATCCTCACCGAGTATCAGCTGATCACTCGCGTCACCGGTGGCTGGATGTTGTCCCAGGCAATCCAACTGCAGCTGCCACTGCTCGCAGAAACCAGTAGGGGCACGGTCTCCATGCCCAAGCCTGTGGACAACTCTGTGGAGAAAAGTCGGAATAATTCCGAGAATCCTCTTAGTAGTTGTAGTAGTAGTAGATATGAAGAGACTGAGAAACAGTCCACAACCACTACTAGAAAAAGTCGGAATAATTCCGAGAATCGGAATTTTTCCGATAATTTAAAAGCCTGCTATTCTGCCGGCATCCGCCCTCCCAAAGCCCAGGAAATCTCAGCCCTCCCCCACGTCACACCAGAGATAATCAAATATCACGTTTCCCATTCCGAATCTCCCGGCCAGGCCATCTATCGCATCATTAACGACTGGCCGGCCCCCACAGCCGAGCAATCCCGCCAAAAGTACGTCGAAGGCGAATTTTCCGACCACATCCAACATTGAACATGCCTCTATTTGGTGTCAGAAACATGTCAGAAACTACGATCTCATGAACACCATATCAAATAACCTTAACCTCGTTTTAGCCATGCTAGAACCCGCTTTATCGTCATCCAGCAAATCCAATTTTTACTATCAAATTGCGATTCGTTTAAGCCGTATTGCGCGCAAAAAAGCACCCTGGTCCTGGCGCTATATCCAGGGAGTCTCTGCCGGCACCATCAGGCCATCAAAGCGGTTTGCTGCTGCATGCAATCTCCTGTCCGAAACCCTGAACGGCACACCTCCCGAGCTCACAGGCCTCATCCCTGTCCGGATCCTTGCTCAGCCTTATCTTATCCGACCCGATTCCGTCATCACCTTCCCCAGCCACATTTGCCAATTTCCATCTTGCACATGCACTTTTATCCCCCGTGTACCAAACCAAAAATACTGCCCGCAGCACTCCGATCGTAAAAGCCGGTCCAACCATAGAAGCCCATGACTAAAAAACGCGGTGCCCAGCCAGGTAATACCAATGCCCTCCGGCATGGCTATCATTCTCATCGATTCAAGCCAACTCAACTTGCCGATCTTGAAGTTCAATTTGGCGAAGATTTGTCTAATGAGATTTTTGCCGTAAGAGTAGCTATTAGTGATTTGATTATTATGGCTGGCAAGCACGATAAAACCAAACCTGATCTTATTGGTACTCTCGATACTTTAAGTGGCGCATCGATCCGCCTTGCCACTTTGCTCCGCACACAAGATGCTCTCAAAAATCGCACCAATGACATTCTTACTATTTTGAACGGTGTTCTTACGGAGGCCCTAGATGAACTCGGTTTTAAATCCCCTGCCGGTATGGCTCGATCAGATCTTAAGTGACTACTGGAATGATCATGGACAACGACCCCATCTACCAACTCGTCAAAGAAAAACTGGACCGATATCGAGATACATTCGATGCTCGTTTAGCTCAAACCGAAAGCGAATTGAATCATTACATCCAGCTAAACAACGAGCGCGTGCAATCTCTCCGAAAAACCATCGATGATCATATTCTCGTCCCTATCGCTGACCATGAAATCCGCATCCGCGATCTCCGTGATTCGTCTATCGGCTTCAAGACTATTCAATCTTTATTCTCAGGTGGTTCCTTGGTTGCTTCCATAACTGCCCTCATCCGTTCTGTGTTCGGCGGTTAAACATGACATGCTATCCGATCAATTTAAAAATCTCATCTACGATCCTCTGCTGTTCATATCAGCCGGCAGCAAACTCAAACTTCGTATGTACCAAGAGCCTGTCGTCTTATCTATCATTCATTCCGTCATTAATCAAACAGGCTTTTCATTCGTTGCCATGTTCTCTCGTCAAACAGGCAAGAACGAGATTGCAGCACAACTCGAGGTATATCTTCTTTTGCTCTTTTCTCAATACAACTTCGATATCGTCAAGGTCTCTCCTACCTGGAAACCTCAAAGCATCAATGCCATGGCACGCCTTGAGCGTGTTCTTTCCAAGAATGTTATTACCTCGCAACATCTCTGGCACAAAGAATCTGGCTATATCTATCGTGTCGGCAATTGCCGCATCTCGTTTTTTTCAGGCGAACCCCACACTCACATCGTCGGCGCCACCTCTTCCCTCCTCCTGGAGGTCGATGAAGCTCAAGATATCCAAATCGACAAGTACGATAAAGAGATCGCTCCCATGGCTGCTAGCACAAATGCAGTCAAGGTTTTCTGGGGCACATCCTGGACCAGCCAATCCCTGCTCTCACGCGAAATGCGTGCTGCTCGAGCAGCTGAGAAAATTGATGGCATCCGCCGCGTGTTCCACATCTCCGCTGACGACGTCATCCCCGAAGTTCCTGCCTACGGCCGCCACGTGGCAGAACAGATATCCAAACTTGGACGCAATCATCCCATGATCCGCACCCAATACTTCAGCGAGGAGATCGACGCCCAGGCCGGCATGTTCCCACCCGCCCGGCGTGACCTCATGATCGGCAGCCACGCCCGCCAGGATGTCCCCATCCCCGGTAATCTGTATGCTGCTTGCATTGACATAGCCGGCGAGGACGAGGCCAAGCTTGCCGGTTCTGATGGCTTCTCTAACCCGGGCCGCGACTCGACCGCGCTCACCATCTTCGAGATCGATCTCTCCACCTTACCCGATCTGGGTGCACCCACCTATCGCACCGTCTACCGCCGGCAGTGGACCGGCGAGAAACATACCAAGGTCTACGGTCAACTCAAATCATTGATCGAGTCCTGGAATATCCGCCACGTGGTCATCGATGCCACCGGTGTTGGTGAGGGTATTTTCTCCCTGCTCGACAATGCCTTTCCCAGCCTATGCATCCCCGTCAAGTTCTCTTCATCCGAAAAGTCCGAGCTCGGCTGGAAGTTCCTTGCAGTTATCGAGACCGGTCGCTACCATGATCATGCCCCATTCGACCAGGACTTCAATCACCAGCTCGATTACTGCAGGTCCGAGATCCTTCCAGGTCCATCCAAGACCATGCGTTGGGGCGTCCCCGACGGCACCCGCGACGAGAATGGCTTGCTGGTCCATGACGACCTGGTTATCTCCGCCTCGCTTGTCTCCAAGTTGGACGAGCTCGAGTGGCTTATCTCTTCCCCCTCCCTGGCCGTCAAAGTCCCTGATCCGCTAGATGATATGGATAGGAGTTTCTAGATGATCCCCCGTTTTCTCCTCCGTTCCCGTCCGTTCCAAAATGAAGTACGTAAACAAGTTCGCGCCGCCCTCGCCTCAGCTGAGACCGACAATACTTTCTTTGTCGGATCGCGCGCCTTCGGTGATCTCTACCGCGACAGATTTGATTACGATCGCAAGACGATCTTCGATGAGTCCCTGCGCGCCTGGCGTGTCAATCCCATCGCCCGCCGCCTGGTTGCTATCACCACCGAGTATGTGATCGGAGCCGAGGGCTTCAAGCGTACCTGCAGCCACCGCCGTACTGATAAATTCCTCACCGAGTTTTGGGACCATCCACTCAATAACCTCGATGAGCAAATAGGCGAATGGTGCTCTGAGCTCACCCGTGCCGGCAACTTGTTCCTGCTCGTATCTACAGATATATCCGGCATGCCTCTTGTCCGGGCTGTTGCTCCCGAAAATATCAAGGAGATCGACACCGCCCCCAATGATTACCGCCAGGAACTTTCCTACCAGGCTGCCGATCTCGAACCTGTCTGGCTCGCCTACGATCGCAATAATCCGCAGCCTGTCTTCATGCTGCACTATGTCATCAATCGTCCGGTCGGCGCGGTGTGGGGTGAAAGTGACCTGGCCCCGCTGCTGCCCTGGTTGGGACGCTTTGCCTCCTGGCTCGAAGATCGCGCTCGCCTCAATAGATTCCGCCTGGCGTTCATCTGGGTTGTCAAAAAGAAATGGACGTCTGAAGTTGAAAAGCTTAAACGTCAAAGTGAGCTCAACGCCAACCCGCCGGCCCCCGGCACAGTCTATGTTGCCGACCCTGATGAGACCTGGGAAGCGCCCAGTCCCAAACTGGAATCTCCGGATGCCAATCTCGATGGTTTGTCACTCAAGAAAATGATCGCGGCCGGCATCGGAATCCCGCTGCATTACCTGGCCGAACCCGAAAGCTCCACCCGTACCACCGCCGAAGCCGCCGGCATGCCCACCTTCAAATGTTTCGAGCAGCGCCAGCGCCTGTTCCTCAACATCATCAAGCAAGTCCTCAAGGTCGCCGTTCGTGTGCGCAAGGATTACGACCCGTTGATTAAAATCGATGCCATCATCACCGTCGAAGGACCCGATGTCAGTGAAAAAGATAACGCCGCCCTTGCCCTGGCTACCGGTCAGATTGTCGCAGCCTTCTCCAAATTGTATGATCTTGAATTGATCACTGCTGATGAGCTCATGCGCATCACCTATCGTTTTGCCGGCGAGGTCTGGCCGCCCAAGACCCTCGCGCCATCCGCAGGGATAGTAAAACCCAAATCCGAATCCGTCGTAGATCCATCGCCCGGCGGCATCCATGTAGACACCGATACCGGT